AATGTCACAGGAACAGCAGCAACCGTAACTGGTGCAGCCCAAACTAACATTACGTCAGTTGGTACTTTGACATCATTAGCAGTTACTGGTAATGTATCAGCAGCTAACTTTGTTGGTGCTACTAGTGGCACACATACAGGTGCAGTTGTTGGTAATGTTACAGGTAACGTAACTGGAAACGTTAGTGGTACAGCAGCGACAGTAACTGGTGCAGCTCAAACTAACATTACGTCAGTTGGTACTTTGACATCATTAGCAGTTACAGGAAACGTAGTAGCAGGCGGCTTTAGTGGTACACATTATGGTTCAGCTGCTGGATTATCAGCAACGTCCGTACCAAATGCTGCTCTCCAAGGTAGTGGTGCATTGACGGTAACGGCTGGCGCTGGTTTAAGCGGTGGCGGTTCAGTAGCATTAGGCAGCTCAGTATCAGTAAGCTTGCCAAACGTTGGTACAACTCAATCAACAGTGGGCATCTACAAGATTACAACTGATGCTCAGGGCCGTGTTGCATCTTCAGCAGCAGCAACAGCAAGCGATGTGGCAACATTGATCAGCACAACAGCGGTAACTAACGCAACTAATGCTTCAAATGCTACGGTTACTGATGACACAACCACGGCAACAGCACATTATCCATTATTTACTGGTGTAACCACTGGCAGCGATGCATTTACAGTATCAAGTAGCAAGCTTACATACGTTCCATCAACTGGTACGTTAGCTGCGACGACATTTAGTGGCGCCCATACTGGATCAGGAGCAAACTTAACTAGCATTCCTAATACAGCATTGAACAACAGTTCAGTTACCGTTACGGCTGGTGCAGGACTATCTGGTGGTGGAGCAGTAGCATTAGGTGGCACAGTATCATTGGCAAACGCTGGTGTTACGGGCTTATCAGCAGGAACATATTTAAGTGTATCAGCAGCTACAGGTTCAGTAACAGTAAGCACAAACGCAGCAAGTGCCAATTCAGCTTCAACATTGGTAGCACGTGATGCATCAGGTAACTTTGTTGCTGGTACTATTACAGCAGCATTGACTGGTAATGCTTCAACGGCAACAAGTTTAGCAGGCGGAACACAATGGGGAGTTCATTATCAGTCAGCTTCAGGCGTTTCAGCATTTACTGCTGCTGGTACAACTGGTCAATTCTTAATGGCAACAACTGGTGGGGCTCCAACATGGCAGACACATGATAGCGTTGATTCATTAGCTACATCTGGAGTTGGTATTTCCGTAAATGTGGCAAGTGGTGCAGTTACACTAACATCAAATGCAACATCATTGAACACCGCAAGTACAATCGTTGCTCGCGATGCATCAGGTAACTTTAGTGCTGGTACTATTACTGCTACAGCAAGCGCAGCAAAATATGCTGACTTGGCAGAAAAGTATTCAGCAGATGCTGTATATGCTCCTGGAACAGTTGTTAGCTTTGGTGGCGAGGCAGAAGTCACACTATCAACAGTTGATGGCGATCGCAAGGTAGCTGGTGTAGTATCAACTAATCCAGCATACTTGATGAACAACGAACTTGATGGTATCGCAGTAGCACTTCAAGGTCGTGTGCCAGTCAATGTTACAGGAACGATTGCTAAGGGTGATATGTTAGTATCAAACGGCGACGGTCGTGCTCGTGCAGAAGCTAATCCACAGCTTGGTCAAGTTATTGGTAAAGCATTAGCAGACTTTAGCGGTGAACACGGTGTTATTGAGGTTGTAGTTGGTAGGGCTTAATAGAAACAGTGGGGGTAGAAATACCCCCACTAAGCAACTAAATACTCAAAACACTTAGGAGACATAGTATAATGAAGCAGTTAAAAAAATGGTACCGCGCAGATTATCAAGGTGAAGATGTTGTCACTGACTTAGTCCATCAAAATCAAAACTGGGATATTACAAAAGAATTCATCCCAAACTCAGTATTTAACAATCATATTTCCAATAAGGCTTGTGTGATTGGCAATGGTATATCAAGAGAGCATTTTCCGTTGAACTCAGTAATCAATCATATGGGCGGTTTGCTAGGTCGCGAAAAATTACAGACGTATGGTTGTAATGCACTACATCGCCAGCACGCTGTTGATTTCTTGGTAGTGTCTGGAGAGCAATCTGGTGCAGTGGGTGAAGTAGTTGAAAGCGGATATGCTAACAACAATGTAGTATATGCATCAGCAACCCATATTCAGAACAACCCAGGTCAGTTTTACATGATTCCACAAGATCCAGGTTGGAATGCTGGTACAATGGCAGCATATTTGGCAGCATTTGATGGTCATCAGACAATTTACTTGTTGGGATTTGATTGCCAGGATACAGATAACTATAACTACAATATGTATGCTGGTACTCGTGGTTATCAAACGGCTCGCAACGCACAAGCTGATTCAGAGTTTTTTGAAGTGACAATGAAACAAATATTTGATGTGTATAACGATGTAGATTTTGTCCGTGTTACCCCAACAAAGTATTACTGGATGCCAGAGTTGTGGAAATATACAACAAACCTACGTCAGATTGATTTCAGAGAGTTTATTTACGAAGCCGATCTATAATACTTTTTCCAAAGTATTGATTTTATCAACAATAACACGAAACTTAAAAGTTCGCCACACGCCCGGATGCAACGGGCGTGGGTGATCTTCTAAATTTACCCAACAATACCCACGATGCTCGTTGTTTAACTGCGGAACAAACTCATTCTCAACAGATATAAGGAATGTGTAATACACAAACTTGTGGTTGTCTGAAGTAAAGGTCTCAATAGGAATAGTTTTAAACTGGCTTAAATCAGTAGAAATCTCTTCTTGAACTTCACGATACAGTGCTTCTGTAATACGCTCGCCAGGATTGATTTTACCACCAGCCAATGCCCAGGAACCAGCATACTTGCTACCATCACGTAGTAAAAACAGATACCGTTTAGTTTTTCTGCTGTAGATTAAACAGCCAACTCCCTCTTTTACGAGGTCAGCACTATTGTCCAGTCGCCCGGAAGATACTTGCCTTCCACTGACTTCACCCACGTTTTCTGATCTGGCAACCATTTAAGCTGAACCCCTGATTTTAAGTTTGTAACATATTTAACTGCGGGTTGTCCCTCAGCGGCAAAAGATACAAACCAGTGACCACCACTGTATTCAATAATGTCGTTAGCCTTAGCTACCAAATCAATACCGTCACTGCCATGCCATGTTTGAGCTGATTCTAAGTTGTCCAAAGAGCCAATATCATTTAGGATCAAGTATCGTGTACCAGCTGGAACATTTAAGTAAGTAGTATCAACACTAACATTAAACGGATCAATAACTGCGGTGATTGGCAATACGGTATTTGATGGAATAGTGTCATTGATCGGAGTAAAAATAAGTTTTGTTGTATCCCCAGGGTGATATGCTACTGTGCCAACTACTACGCTTCCATTGGGTTGATCTAATCGCACTTGAGCAATACCATCTTTAAGTATAGCACCATACATATCAACAAACGTTTTCCAAGCATAAGTATCACCCGATTCTAGATTTACAGTGTCTAGCGTTTGCGACACGATGTTATACGGACGAAATAGTTGCAACGTATTATTGAGGTATACTATACCGTAATCCATAGGAGTAAAAACTCGCTGCGATAACAAAGTGGAACTAGGTAAATCAGCAATGTCATTGATTAAGTCGCCGTTAGCATCGTAGATACTAGCAAAGATCTTCTCAATAACACCCATTTTCTTAACTTTAGCTGGCAAGCTTAACCATATTGGTAGTTCAAATGTTAAGGTTGCGATATCAATCTGTGTATTTGCCCCTGCTGGAACAGTCCTACTAGTCCAGTTGGTTCCCATTAAGAAGATGGCGCTTAGACTAGTCCAATCAATATAGTTATCAGTGCTCTGGATTTCTAATGCTGGATTAAAAATAGGGCAAATTTGTTCAACTAGTTGATGCTTTTGCTCAGTGTTGCTCGTCCATATATCAACTTTTAATGTCAGCTTGTATGGAACTGGCATCATACGTTCTACAGTGAATGCATTACCTTGACCGTGACCCCAAGTGTCTGTGGCTGCATCATATTGTCGTTCTCGTATCTGCATTTTGCTGACGTGGTATGGTTCTTGAACACGAGCACGGTCATAATCAAATCCGCTGATATAGCAAGCAATAGCTGGAACTGTAGGCAGAGCGTTTTCAGTATTTCCTGCCAATATTTGTGCTGCTTGACGTGATGGATCGCCATACATAACAGGTACTGTCTGTAATGCTTTAACTCCGTTGCGATCTGCCCCAAATTCTACTTGAAAGTGGCTCATAATGCGTATAAACTGGAGCAGAAAGCGCCTGATCTGACCGTCGTAGAAGAAGTTGTTAGCCATAATATTAGTAATCTGCCTTAGGACGCAATGCTTTTGATAATCCTTGCATTGATGGAATAACATCGCCATTACTTAGAGTAATGTTAGCTGTATTATTGGCAAAGCTATTGCGTAGAGTAGTATTATTTGGATCACCAGCAGTGATGTTAGTGCGGACGTTATCTTCTAACTTGACCCAACGCTTCCCATCAAAGCGGAACAAGCGATTTGGTAAGTAGTCTAGTCGCAAGTAATAATCACCGTTATTAGCACCAGCTGGGAATGCAACACCAGCACCAACGGGCAATCCATTGGGCGCCAACCCATCGCCAGTTAGGTAGCCAGTAGGGTTTTGTGATTGGATTGGACTATACGACGCAGCGTCAGCCGTTATTGCAGCGTCAGCCGTATCCATTTGGTCGCTTGCGTCCAAGTTAGCACGTATTACATTGCCATCCTTATCAGCCCCAAGAGAGTAAATTTTGCTAACGTCATACCCACTCTTTGGCACTTCCACTTCTGCCTGCTGCACAATAGCATTGTTGATATCCATGTATTTGTCGTAAGTGCTCATGATATCCTGTAATGGAGTTATTGGGCCTGGTGTAGCAAGTGGCCCAGCAGTTTGGTTCTGCACAGTAAGCGTCTTAATAATGTCTTTGTACTCTTGTGAGTCAACAAGCGGATCTAACTTACAGCGCCACAAGTGGGGATACCAAGTCGGGCTAAAGCCTTCTGTTGCCCATGAACAGTCACCCACAACGTAGTAGCGTTTTAGTGCAGCTGGTAAGTCATTGAGTGAGTCATAATCTTTCAAGTGGTTTAGTTCTAGCACATCACCACTCATTAGCTTGCGACCAAGAGTGGCAATCATGTCATTATAGTGGAACGTCATCATAATTGTTCCAGTTTGCAAGAAAATACCAAACTGGGTTAGATCAAAATCATTATCAGAACGCTGGTAGATACCACGAACAATATAAACGTCAGTATCGTATTTGCGATCTCTATTTTCGAGAAATAAGATGTCTTGAATATTTGTGACACTCTGCGTCGTGTAGGTAGGTTTCGTCGCGTCATTTGTGGCTCCTTGGTCTATGGGGCCCAAATATTTATGCACACTGATGTCAGTCCCACCAACAGCATATAATTCTGAGATATGACGGTCAAACCACTTGTAATTGTTTGTCTTGTTTGGGCTATATAAAGAAATGCGAGGCACTTAAAACTCCTATGGACAGCATTCAGTATTTATGCTGAAAATAGTTCTTGACATCTTGATTAAAAGGTGCTATAATACTTGAATAATGGAACTAAAGACATCGCTAGATTGGCAGGATGCGGAAGTAGAGCTCAAACAACAGCTTACTCACATACCGCCTAAATATGCTACACAAGCGAAGAAAATGTTGCGGAACTTTGATGCGATGATAACTAAGTTATCACAGCTAGAGCTGGAACAGCGCCGCAGCGCAACTCACAGCCCACGCAGAGTAAATGAACAGCTTGAAATAGTAAATAACGAAATACACAATTTTGAAGCGTGGTTGATAATGCTGACGCTGTCAGTATAATAACGTAAGGAGCAAAACACAATGGCAAAGACAGTCGCAGGTATTAAGATTAAGGCACCCAAAGCTAAACGGGATCCAATCTATCTGGACGAAAAGCATACTGGCAGTGAGCCAATATGGGATACTGAACGGGCAAAGGTAATGGATGATGCAGTGTTTGACCATCACCTCAGTGGTGCCTTCCGCTATTACAACTATTATTTCACCCAGAAGGACATGAAGAAATACGTCACTGAGTGGATCAAGAATCACACGACGATGTCCAAAGAGCAACAGCTCGCTTACATGGCGACAGCACCTGAAGCTGTGCCTATGACAGCAATGAGCCTTTGCCGTGCGGTGAATAAGGGCATGCCAATGCGTGAGCGCCACCGGGCGTATGTGTTGGGTAAGGTTATGGCTGCTATCAAGGACGTTTTGCCAGAAATCAAGG